AAGGGTATCAGGACGTGCTCAACATGATCGAAGCCGCCGCAATAGCGCTTACGCAGTTCGGCCAAGCTGCCATCGATAAGGCGTTTCCAATCGTGCTGCCTGTAGAGTGGGAGCTATACGACACGGAGCGCGCCGATTACTTTCCGCACTTTTGCGGCGAAATGACAACGCAGTGGGAACTGCCAAGCGCAAGGCCGTGGGTGGAGCTAGACGTGTTTAGCCTTGCGCCCGGCGAAGGCATGGACGTGCGCGCCGAGAGCTTTACCCTAGCGCCGTTTACAGGCGTGCCGCGCACATGATTAAAGGCCAACAAATCTATCTGGGACCGCGCCTGCACGCTTACGGCATTGGATACGGCTTTGTATTTTACAACGGCGTGCATCCAGCGCTCGAGCTGGCAATAAAAAACTGTCCTGCCATTGCCGAGCTTGTTGTGCCAATAGCGCAGGCAGGCGCAGTGCGCCGCGAACTCAACTTTGATTACGCGCACAACATGCGCGGCCAAAGCGGCAAATTTGCAACTTTGTATCGGACAGTCCAAGCATGGCTCGGCACCCAAAAACAAGCTGCGCCTGCCATTGATGTAAAACACAAAACAACACGGAGAAAATAACATGCCAACATTAGGAACTTTTCCACACGGCGTCAGCTGGTCTGACGTTCCAACAAGTGTAATTTCACCCGTCGAAGCGGTGCCCGGCGTAAACGTCGTGTTCGGCGCAGCGCCGCTGCACTTGTCGCTTAACGGCAAGGCGGCCATCAACAAGCCGAACCTTTTCAACACGTATCAGGACGCAGTCGAAGCGCTTGGCTTTAGCCTAAACTGGAGCGCTTACGACATCTGCGAGCACATGGACGCGCAGTTTGTTGAGTTTGGCATGTATCCAGTTATTTACGTGCCAGTTAATGATCCGGAAGAGAATGCAACGGTTTACGGTCCCAACACTTTCACGCTCGTAAACGGCCAAGTGGACACGGCTGAAACCGAGCTGATCGCGTGGCTAATTGTTGTTGCGCCAGCTGGCGGCGGCTCTGCTTACGTGCTTGGCACGGACTATTTGCTCACGCTATCCAGCACGAACACATGGGTGGTTACGCGTCTTGCCACAGGCCACATCCCTTCCGACACGTCGCAGATATCTGTTAGCGGCAAAAAAATTAGCGGCACGCCGATCGATGCCTCAGACATTATCGGCGGCATTGACATAAGCACTGGCGCACGCAGCGGCTTGGAAGTAATTGAGGACGTTTTTCAAACAACTGGCCTTGTGCCGGGCGTAATTGTTTGCCCCGCTTTTTCGCACGACCCCAGCGTCGCTGCCGTAATGGAAGCCAAGTGCGAAAACATCAACGGCTGCTTTGCCTGCACGTGCCTGATCGACGTCGACACGTCCAGCATTAAAACCGTGCAGGCCGTGTCGGCGTGGAAAAACAGCAACAACATCGTGTTCCCACGGCAGGAATGCTTGTTTGGCAAGCCAGTGCTTATTGCCAGTGACGGCACACAGAAGGTCTACAACTTTGCCAGCCAGCAGGGACCGTTACTGCAGTGGACGGACACTTACAAAGGCGGCGGCGTGCCGTATTACAGCCCGTCCAACAAAAACTTGCGCATGAACGCGCTCCAGATTGCCGACGGCAGCGAGCTGCCAATGCACTTGATCGACGCCAATTACCTGAACTCGCAGGGCGTTGTTACGGCGCTCAACTTTATTGGCGGCTGGCGCAGTTGGGGCAACCGGACGGCCGCATACCCGTCCAACACGGACGTAAAGGACATGTTCATCCCCGTGCGCCGCACGTTTGATTACATTGGCAACACAACTGTGCTGACCATTTGGCAAAAGGTGGACGATCCGGGCAACAGGCGGCTAATCGACGCCGTTGTAAACTCGCTGCAGCTGTGGCTGGACGGCCTTGCCGCCACTGAGGCGCTGCTTGGCGCGCGCATTGAGTTCAGGCAGGACGAAAACCCGACCACAGAACTGTTAAACGGCCACTACGTTTTCCACATTTACATCGCAGTTCCAACGCCTGCGGAGTGGCTGGATTTCCGCGTTGAATACTGGATTCCGTATGTGAGCAACCTGTTCCCGCAAGAGGCGGGAGCCGTAGCAGCCTAACAAACACAAATAAGTAAGGAGCAAACGCAGCAATGAAAATCCCAAATCACGTAGCCAATTACTCGATCTTCAAGGACGGCCGCAGGCTTATTGGCTTGGCCGACGTAACGCTCGGCAACTTGCAGAACTTGACAGATTCGCTCAAAGGCAGCGGCATTTTTGGCGAGATCGACATGCCTATACAGGCGCACTTCCAAGCCATCACCGTCACGCTTAATTGGCTAACAATTACGGACGATGCTGTGTTTGCCACAATACAGGACGGCGCAGTGCTTGACGCATGGGCAGCCGTGCAATCTCACGACAGCGGCACAGGCCAAATCATCCACGAAGGCTGGCGCTTTATTATGACCACAGCGCCCAAGAGCTTTAACTTGGGCAAGCTGGAAGTTGGCGCAAAAGGCGAGAGCGTTAGCGAGTATGAGTTGATCGGCATCCGTGCGCTGCACAACGACGCTGTGATGTTCGAAATGAACAAGGAAAACGCCGTGTGCCGCTGGTCGGACGGCATACAGCTTATCGACACTGGCGCAACAATTCGGCAGTTGATTGGCATGTAGCAGGCGTGCTACAAACGCAGCTATGGATCAAACACTACTGCAAACACGAGACACGCCGCCACTGCCGGACGCCGAAGTGCCAGCTGGCGGCAACAACGAAAACGAAGCCGCAGCACAGCAGCAATTCCGCGAGCTGGAAGTTGGCGCGGCGCAGTTGCCACTGCGCATGCGTATTGAGCCGCCAATGGAGTTTGACGGCGAAAAATACGGCGTGCTGATCTTCGATTTCGATGCCATGACTGGCAAGGACTTCCAACGTGCCGAGCGCGAGTTCAATCACCGCTACAAGCCTGAAAAGGACGAAGTTGTGCTGCCTGAAATGAAGCACTTGTATCATCAGATAATTGCGGCGCATCGCGCAAACGTGCCATTGGGGGTGATTCAAAAGCTGCCACGGCGTTATTACACGCCATTGCGGGTTGAAGTCCTAAAAGCCTGCGGCAGCTCGCCGGAAGAGGCCAAAGCGTAACTGCTGCACTACGCACAATTTGCGTGCGCCTTGCTCGCTCAGGCATGGGTGCAGTCGACTACTGGATGGGGCTGCCGATTGACGAAGTTTTGCAATACATGAACGAGCTAATCGAACAACTTAGAGCGGAGCAAAAGCCGCCGTAATGGCTACAGCGGCACAAAAGCAATACGTCGCAAACTTTGCCGTTGGCGCAAAGCTGCTTGCCAGTTTCAAAACAACAATGGCGCAGGCAGAGAAGCGCATGAAAGCGCTTCAAAAGTCAACGGAAGCCGTCACGGCTTCGCTTAAAGGCGTTGGCAATACGCTACTCAGTTTGGCTGGCATTGTTGGCGGCTTCAGCCTTGCCAAAATGCTGCAAGGCGCAATAGAGGCCGCCGAAAAAGAAGAGCAACGCCTGAAATCTATCCAAGTGCTGTTGTTGAAAAACAACGCCATCCGCGCGCACGGCGGCGGCGACATGCGCAAGGCGCTGGAATATTCCAAGCAGCAGACGGATTTGATCGAAGCCAACAACGCCAACTTGGCAAAAGAAGGCGTGCTGCGGAGAGGCGTTTACGACGAGCTGGCAAAACAGCTTGCGATTGGTGGCGTGCCAACAAAGCAGATCATGCACAGCGTTGGCGCGATGGGTGATTTGCTTGTGGCAATTAAAGGCGTGTCGGCCAGCGAAGAGGATGCCGCCGAGTTTGGCGCGGCAATGAACAAAGCCATTTTTGCTGGCCGTGGCCGTGGCCTGCAGCAATACGGCATCTTCTTGGACAAGGATTGGGGCAAGCAGTTTGTTACTTATCAGGCGCGGCTGGACGATCTAATGGCGCGCATGGGCTTTGCGCAAGGCGAAAGTATGCGCCGCGCAGGCGACCCCGTTGGCCGCATTGCGGTTGTGCGCAAACAGCTGGATGCGCTTGGCAAACAAATTGGCTACGAGCTGATTCCTATTGTTGGCAGTGCGGCCACCGAAATCGGCTCGATGCTTACGCGCATGGAGCAGCCTGATGCCATTAACAACATCAACGACTTGAAAGTTGCCGTGCAGCA